GCATCACGACCGTGGCACCTTCTGAAACGCTGGCAACCGCTTTTTCGACCCATTTCCCGATCTTCCGTCCATAAGGAGGATTGCACCATACAACACCGGTCCAGGGCTGAGACAATCCGTCTTGCTCTGGGGTGTAATATCTTTCACACTTCGCATTCCACGGCAGAGCGCATGCGTCCAGGGAAAAACAAAACTCTGCATTGAGTTGGTCAAAAAATGCTTGCGGTGTTTCCCAGAGATCCGTTGTGCTGGTAAACATTCCTTTTGTGATACTCAATCTTTCCCCCCCAGCGTCGCCAATTCCCCGCCGCAAGCTGCGTAGCGCCATTCGTACCCGGCTGTTCTTTTCCTTCGACCTTTCAGCACTGCGCAAATATTTGATGAATCAGCCCCTATACTTTCTGCCGCGTCTTTAGTTGAACTATACTTTCTAACAACAACTCCATTCTGCAAGCACTCAACCGGAATAGACAATTTAGATGCAATTTTCTTTCTACTCTCTTTCGATAGAGACCGCCCAAGCAACTGTTTTCGCACTCGATCATATTCTGACGGATTTTTCTCAAAGTGCGCTTTCATGGATTCACTCATTTTCCTTCTTGCTTGCCCATAATTTACATTATACTTCGTCGTGCACCATTCTAAATTCCTAACATTATTGTTAGATTTGTTTTCGTCTATATGGTTTATAATCGGAAAATTATTGGGATTCTCTATAAATGCCTCAGCAACAAGCCTGTGGACAAAAAAATTTTTCCATTTCCCATCATCGTACAGCCTAACCTTTACGTAGCCTCCATGCCCTTTCTTTATCGGCTTTAACTCCTTTGTTTTCCCGCGCTTCTTCGAGAAAACTTTTCCGTCTTCGGAAACGAAGTAATCTTTCCCATAATCAATCTTTTTCATATTCCCCACCTACATCGGTTTCTCTTGTCGCTATTTCTCCTCCGCAGCAACCGTATCCGACCAAATCAATCCAGCTATCAATGTGCTCAGGGTTTACAGATGCCCGGGCAATCTTAAGCAAGGCCATCATGGCTGCCACATCCTCTGCCTCTAACTGCACATGGACCTCAGCGGCAACACACTTCGCACTGAGGTAGGTGTGCCAGAATGCCGCAATCAAACGAAAGCTATCTTCTGGAATTCCATAATCCTGCTCCCGGTCTCCGCAAACGCACTTCTCCGCAGCGGCGAGAATTTCTTTCCTTGTCATGGGGTTCCCTCCTTCTTCTTCGCTGGCTTTCCATACCGATTCGCGATATAACACTTTCTGCTGCAATAAATTTCATCTCTGGAGATAGGCAGAAATTTTGTTTTGCACACCGGGCAGGTTTTGATCTCTCTTCTTTTTCCTTTCATCTTGCTTCTCTCCGTGCAAATATGCGACCCGCTTATCAATGCAAGCCTGGCACAATTTCTTTCCTGGCACGACATCTGGAGATTTGCAAAAGAAACAGGTCTCCCCGCTCAGCGCCATCTCCCAGGTTCTCTGTCCCTCTTGATTCTGTTTTTTTCTCTTGCGGGTTCTGTGCTTTATGCGACAGAGTTCGCAGAGAGAATATCCGTCATCAGGTTTCTTCTTGTAGCAAGTTGGGCAAATATTTTCCGCGATCATCTTCGCATATCGCTCTTTACCAGCTGTTCTTGCCGCTTCTCTATACTTTGGCCGTTTTCTCTTGTTCTTTGTCCACTCATTGGACTTTTGGGCGCATATCGCACACATGGCTCTCCCGGCCATTGTGTAGGCGTCTTCTCTGCCGCAGACAGTGCATAGGCCGCTTTCCCGTCTGACCTTTCTGCGCCGCTTTTCAAATTCTCTATCTGCTTCTGTATGGGTTCCCATCTTTAGTTGCCCTCAGACATTTCTTGATAAATCCGGCTGGCTACCACATCCCGGCTGCCCTGGTACTTTCCGTGGTACTGGCTTAAAATCTCCCCGGTGGTGGTCTGATAATAAATCTGGCAAATCTCCATGCCGGGGTACACCCGCACCGGCTGCACGCAGGTCAGCTCCAAGGTCCAGTTCCCGGAAAAGCCCACATCGCCAAACCCGGCGGTCACGTGGACAAAGATACCCAGGCGGCCAATGGAGGACCGGCCCACCAGCATGGGGACCAGGTTGTGGGTCTCGGTATATTCCATGGTTTTGGCCAGGTAGAGCCGCCCAGGCTGTAGCACCAGGCCCGTTTCCGGGATGATCAGCCGCCCTGTCCGGTTATCCTGCTTCGGGTCCAGGACAGCCTCCTTGTAGGCCATCAGCTCAGGGGACAGCCGCAGGTTGTAACTGTTGGGGCCCAACCGGGATTCCTCCCAATTGCTGATGACGATATTCCCAGCCTCTCGCTGGAGCTTGATTTCATTTCCAGTTAGAATCATATTACGTCCTCCACAGGCTTTCTTGCTTCTCTTCCATCGGGATAACATCAACGACGGAAATATCACCGAATCTCTCACAGTAGTAGGCCAGGTCTTCCTTGATGGCCATGATATCCGCTCTCAGGTCCTTCACGATGACTTGTATTTTAACTTGCATCGGAAGTCCTCCCATTCATCTTTGAGATTTTCGTCCACTCTGCTATTTTGAGCTTGCTTTCACAGCGTGGGCAGAAATAGACCTTGTCACCAGGGGCTATTGCTGACACATTCCACCGCTGTTTGCACCGGCGGCAAATGCGATACACCGCATCCTTCATACCACGCGCAGGGGGATACCTCTGCGGGCCAGAGTTGCATTGATGCGTTCCTTCCCCTTCTCCTTTCTGCGCCGGGCTTTCTGGCGCTTTCTGGCCGCCGGGGCAATGGCCCGCAGCAGGATGTCCATGTCATAGCGTTGCTTGATTTCTTGTACTGCGTTCATGATGTTACCTCCATTCAAAATAGTT